ACGGCAGACAGATCGGCAACCGGCTGTGTTTCCACTGCTGGCTGTTCGGGCTGTTCAGGCGTCTCTGCAGGTGCCTGCGGCTCGGTGTCTTCAGCCATCGGCTGCTCTCCCTTGCTTGCAAAATAGCGGTCCAGAAATGCTGCAATGCGGCCCCGGACCACGTCGGGCTGCGCATCGCCAAAATATGTACTCAGCAGGGCGGTTGCCTGCGCTGGAAGGTCTCGCAAATCGGCCTCAAGCGAGAACATGCCGCCGCGTGTCGCTGCAGGATCGTCGACCACGTCACCGGCTTTGATTGCCGCGAACCGCATCGGCCACATGCCGCGCTCGGCCTTTGGCTTCGCATCGTTCGCAGCTGTAAACGCCTGCAGGTCTCCCTGGTCAAGCTTCGTCGCCAAACTCACGCCGAATGATTCCGGGTCAGACTCCGCCAGATCCATGACGTAGTTTCCCAAGTCGCCTTGTGGACTCGTGAACGCGGCGTCTGCAATGTGCAAATCTCCGCGCAGTGTGTCGCCGTCAATCCGCAGATTCTTCCACCGGCCCAGATAACTGCCCATGCCATCAGCAGACATGTTCGGGTGCGTGAATCGGGCTTTCAGTCCGTTCGGGCTGCGTGTGCTCAGTGCCAACGCCTGATCCAGCGTTTTCGCGTCAACAGTCCACGGTCTCACCTCGGCGTCGTTTAGGTTTCCCACCTGCATCAATGACGCGCCGAAAATGACGTTGGCCTTCCGGTCAACTCTGACCGGCGGTGCCGGCAGTCGATCGGTGCGAAACATGCCCGGATCTGTCAGCGTTTTGATCGTGTTCATTGTGCCTTGTCCCTCGCTTCCATCTGCCGCTTGACTTTGCTTGACCAGGCCTTGCCCGGGTCTCCGCCCCACAGTGCCCACGCAATCCTTCCATTCGACGGATACCCCGGTTCCCCAGGGCTGAACCCCTCGCCCTGTTTGTCCACCTCATGCCGCGCGAAGAATGACACCATGCGGTTGATCGTGTCTGGACTCATGGCCTTCCCGTTGTTGAGGTCTCGGGCGCGTGCAATCCCAACGGCAGTGCCACCGCGCTTGAATTCGCGCCGCCATTCAAGGCCCTGTTTCGCTTCCGCTCGAACGCCTGCCGGCGGTCTGAAGTCAATGCCCGTGTATTTCTTTGCAACGGCCAGCGTAGCCACGCCGTAATCCGCTCCGCTGTCCTGTTCATCATCATCCGGATCGTCTGGCATGTCCGGCTGATCCAACTCCAGATCCGCACGATAGGCTGCCATGCGGGCTTCCATGTCGGCCTTTGCTCGCTGCTCACGTTCGATCTGCTGCAACGTCTCGTCAAAGTCACGGCCACGGCTCGCAAGGCTTTCCGTCTGCGTCGTCAGGCCAGATTCAATCGCCAGAATATCGGCCTGCACTTCCTTCTGTGGGTCAACCCACGGCCAGCCCGGAGGGATCCACTGGTGCTGCAAAAAGTGGTCTCGGTTTTCTTCGTACTTCAACGGATCGACGGGCAGAACTCCCTGCACCACAGCACGATCAATGAACCTTGCCCAGACCTTGCGGAACACCTGCTCAATCAGGCAGGACTGCCACACCTTGAACGTAATCCGGCCATCAATCAGGGCAAGACGCCCGCCGCTGAAATTGTTGGTGAACTGTTTCGCGAGTAGTTCATACGGATAACGCAGGGCAGCCGCAACCCCATGCAATGACCACTCAACATACGGTGCCAGTGTCGTGCCCGGTCGCGCCGGGTCGCTGAACGTGATCCCCTCACCCTCAGCTAGGTATTGAATGGTGCCGGGTGCCAAGTCTTCCAGATTGCTCCGGCTGCGGCCAGCATCGGCCAGTGTCGCCGGGTCAGTCACGCCCGTGACAAATGCCCCGTGACAGGCTGCTACCTGTTCGGCAATGAGGTTCGCATACACAAAATCCTTCAGGTCTTTCAACTTCGGCATGGCTGGTGCCAACCACGGAACGCCACGCAACTGCCCCGGAGTCTGCTCTTCGTAGCAGTGCAGCAGGTCGTCAAGACTGACCTCGTTTTCCCGCAGGTCGTACCCGTAGGAATCATTCGGCAAGGTCTTCGTTACATACGCTGCAATCGGCTTGCCTTTTGCATCCAGTCGCAGCCCCAAACGCCGAATGGCAGTCGGTGCCAATGGCCCATAACCAAACAGCGGAATCCGCTGCGGATGGATGACCTGAACCGTCAGCGTGACGGGCTTCGCGGGGTCGTCATCGTCCGCCATGTGCAGCCACGATTCGCCAAAAATCGCGTTGCACCGCTCCAGCATCCGCTGCTTCGTGTGCCACCCCTCGGCCTCGGCCCATTTCTGAAACAACCACTCGGACATAACGCGAAAATCTTCGGCCTGTCGTGGTGTCAGGATGCCGCGTTCGGGCTGCACTCGACACTGCGGGCGAATGCCCACGCCAATGACGTTATCGACTCGCCCGTTGATTGCAGACGCAGCGAAAACGTCCGTCCGGTACAGATCCACCGCCCGGTCAATCAACGTCTCCAGCTCAGACTGAAGTGCATCGTTTGTCGTCAGCTTGCTGGCCAGCCACTTTTCGCCGCGCAGGCGGTCGTGGTCTGATGCCTCCCATGCCGTGAACCGCTCTGCGGCCCTCTGGCTGATGGCCAGACGCAGTTCATGGTCAACACGGGCTTTGACCCGCTTTGCCGCCAACACGGGACTCACGGCCCCAATAATGCGGTCCAGTCGCGTGGGCTGTGCTGCGCTGTGCACTCGCTTCTGCAGGTCAGACATTGCGGAACCTCACGAGATTCCGGGACCGACTCATTCCGCCGGATGCCTGCCGTCTCAGGTCGGCAATTCTGGCGTCCAGTTCGGCCAACCAAGTGCTGGTGGCCTCTTTCTGAACCATCTGCCCGTCAACGGTATAGCTGACGACGGGCGCACCGCTCGCCAATGCCCCCTCGACCTTATCGCGGATGCTCTCAAACAGTGCCAGGCGTTCTGCTGCTGATCGTGCCATGCTGCCACTGTCGCAGCAGGCCGGCCAAACTTCCAGACGGGTATTCCAAACGACTGGAAGTCAGCGCGTTTTCAGCCCCTCCGGATGACGGTCTGAAAACGATTGCCACATCCGCAGGCCCGGTACTGCGTCGAAAACTCGCCAGTGGTGGCGGTGTGCTGAACGGGCGAGAACTGACCGCACTGTGGACAAGATCCGCAGCCCGGAACGCGATGCGGTGCCGTGTAATGGCGTTTGACATATCCCGGCGGTTTCAGAGGCTTCATTTCCACCCTTTCACGAATTTTTCGGCCTTTTTGCCGGAAATAACGCCGTTTTGCGGTCTATTTTCCGCAATTTTCTCAGCTCGTTTTCGCTCGAATTCTAACACGGAATGCCCCACAAACGAAAGGTAACAGGCGTCCAGAAGGTGGTTCCGGGTGAATGTCTGCACCCATTTCGTGATCGTCCCTTTGCCCACCTGAAATTCCTGCACCTCGCGTTCGGCTGTCAGTTGTTTCGCCACTTCCATCCGGCCTTCCGGTTTGTCCGTTCGTGGCAGCAACAATGCCGCCGCGCTGGTGGCGTCAACACTCAGTGCCTGGTGCACTCGCCGCTTCCAGTGGTCCGCGTTGTTCTGGTACTCCCTCAGCCGCTTCGCACCGTCCAAAAATGCGACATCATGCCACCCCTCGCCAATCCTGAGTGTGACCTTGCTGCGGTCTTTCGGTGCATGGTATGTGGTGCCGCTGTGCTGCTTGAACCCGAACCCCTTGCAGGTGTTCCATGTACTGTTCGTGGCCACGATATTCCGAATCAGATCCGTTTCCCACCCTGCGTCGATCATCACGATTTCCGCCGGCCTCTGCCCGCCGTTCTCCATCTCCCAGCCCGCCTCGAACTTCTCCATCAGCAGCCGCACCGCCTGACGAATGGCCGTCGGCAGATCCGTGAGTTCTCGCTGTATCGGCTCATAGCCGTAATCGACACAAAACGGCTGCCCGCTCGTGTCATGCTTCGCAACCACAAACCAGTCCAGCTGCGCCGCTCGGACGTCCACGCCGGCTGCAATGCGGCTGCAGTCTGCCGGAATCAGTCCCCGCCGATACTGGCTCTGGCGGTGCATCACCGTCTTCCAGTCCAACGGTTCAACAGCCGTCTCTTTCTCTTTGGCAGGCAGTGCCCATGTCCACTGCAGGATCTCGCGTTCGGAGTTGTCCCTGTCAACCTCTCGCATTCCCCGCCATTCGTCCGCCCCAACAATGCCAGCCGTGACGAAGGTGTTTGTGGCTGCGCTGTATCGGAATCCCATCGTCTTCGTGGCTGGAATCTCGCCGTGCACAGATCCATCCGGCAGGATGATTTGCCCCCGGTGCCGCAACCGTGCATGTGTCAGTTGCTGGATACGCTGCGTATCATCAAACAGTATGCCGCACGCCGGGCATGCCCACCGGCTCGCAATCTCCGCTTCGGCTTCGGTCGTGGCCTCATGGTACCCGATGAGATTGTCACGACTCGGCGCGATGAACTCCCCGCAGGAATGGCACGGGAAAACCACCTCGCCGGCGGTGCCTTGGCTCCACTCCTGCCAAATCCGGCCAGTCTCAACCGTGACCGTGGATTCCAAGTAAATTCTCGCCTGACCACTCGCCCGATACGCACGCACTCGGCCTTCCATCTGTTTCAGCTTCGTGGCTTCGTCGCTCTTCCCGCCGACTTCGTCCAGGTGGGAAACCTCAGTCACCACCAGCACCGGACCCGTGAATCCGGCTCGCTTGCTATCGTCCCCGCCCGCGCTGATGAACTTCAACGCCGCACCGTTGCCGAACTGAATCAGGCTCGGAGTTCCACCGCCGCTCCCGCTGCCCTTGCGTGGCAGGTATTGTGCGTAGCGGCTGGCCTCAATTGCGGGCCGGATGTCCATTTTCCACTTGTCCGCTGCCATGTCCATTGTTGGCAGGCCAAACAGCACCGTTTGCACTCGCTCGAATAAATGGTACAGAATTGGAATCACAACGAAGGCAAGCGTTTTCCCGGACTGCTGCGGACCTGTGCAGGCATAGCGGAAAAACTGGCCCTGATCGACTGCATCAAAGAAAAGCTTGTGTGCTGGCTGTCTGGCGTGCCGAAATCTCTGGCCCTGATACGGCCCATCTGGTAGCACAATGTCGCCTTCTGCGAATTGCGCCATGCTGCGGAATCGCTGCACCACTGCAGGCGGTTTGATTGCTTCAATGGCTTTGAGTTGCAGCATACTGGCTCAACCTGTCATAGAGACATTGCAGCGTTTCCCGCACCAACAATTCGGCCTGCTCGTGTACCGGCTCCCGGTCATGCACAGCACACACTGCAGAGACCGCCCCCGGTATTTGCATGAACAGATTCCGCGTCTCTGTCAACACGATGGTTGCCCACTCTTCAACGTCTGCACGTTCTACAAGACTTGCCTTCAACTGTTCCAGTTCCAATTGCTCGGCCTGCAGCTTAACCTTCCCCCGCTCCAAGTCCTGCATGGCCTTTGCGCTGCGTGCTGTCAGCCCTGAAAGCCGGTCCATTTTCCAGCGTACAATCTCAGACAGATCCCATGCACCCTCTGTGCCAGGCATGGGTGGCGTTTCCGTCCTCCACTGTTTGACCGTCTGCGTAGCAACCCCGAAGAACTGCGCCACCTCTGCCAGCGTCTTTGCCCTCCACCTGCCAGCCTGCGCCGTTCTGCTTTCCTGTTCGGCAATCAGCTCCTCGATTGCCCGCAGGTCTTGTTCGGACTCAGCCGAGGCGAGCAATTCGGCGAGATAGCTCGTTCCGCTTTCGCTCAAGGCTTTCCTCCGGATCTGTGTGGACAGAATGAATGTGCCGATGTGCAACCAGCACCGGCTGCGTGGGCGTGTTCTGCTCGTTCATCGCCAACAAACACTTCACCGCCGCCAGCTTTTCGCGCGGGCTGCCCTCATGCAGAATTCGGGCAATCACCACGCCCGCTTTTTCAAAGACCACCTCGGGAATCTTCCAGCCCTTGCGGACGGCCTGCGCCACGGACTGCAGATCTCCGCGCACGTGCTGCGGTTCGGTGAATAGTTCGGGTGTGCTCATGGTTGCAACCATTGCTGAATGACTGCTCGGGCAACTTGTTCCGTCATCTTCGGCGGAACACTCATTCCAATCATGTACTTGCCGATCTTGTCTGTCTTGGCGTGATAGTCGTCAGGGAAACTGCCGAGGCGTTTCCACTCGCGGTAGGTGAGTGTGCGACATTCTGCCCAGTGTGTCATTTTATCGTGGTTTGTGGCCGCAACTGAGGACGCAGGAGCGGTTGAATCTACTTTTGGCCAGTTAAACAACTTTGGTTTACGTCCACTTCGAATCACAGCCTGTTCAAATCGTTCTCCCGGTTTAGTTTTTGGCCACCATTCGGCAGCACACTTACCGACTGTTGTGTCGGTTTTTTCTGCCGCCGTCAGTTCCTGCAAATCCTCGCATGCTTCCCCCGCAGAAATCCACCGATGTTGCGGCTTTAGTGTCAGCGGCTTCGCCTTGATGTCATCTCGGATCGCACAGAAGAACACACGCTCACGACGTTGTGGGACTCCGCAGTCTGCGGCATTGATCAGAAACAACTGCGGACGATAGCCGATTTCTTTAAACCGCTGCATA